TCCAGCAGTTCAGGTCGGTCTGGATCACTTCGGTCATCACGTCGCAGCGCGGCTCGACGGCGTTCTGTATCAACGCGGCGCGGTCGTACTTGCGCACGTCACCGCTGTTGAGCCCGGCCGGAGAGTTACCGCCGATCTGCGAGAGTGGCACACCCCACAGCTCGAGCAGTTCGTCGCGGTTATTCGTAAGCAGCTTGACAACCTCTAGCTGCTGCATGTCCGCGACGGTCTTGGTGAACTCGATGGGATAGCGGACTACCTGAGCGCGCTTGGCGGCGTCCGGCTGCTCGGTGATGTTCCGCCAGTCGCGGACAAGCTGCTGGTAGATGTTGTCGTTATCGATGACGCCCTGCTTCGGGCTGATGATGCCCGAGAGCCGCCCACCGGAGGCAACGACGGAAGTAGCGTGCCGATCCAGCGCCTGACCGAACTGGATTTTATTGATCGCCGATACAACCAACCCGACGCCGAAGAAACCCTCATCCGGCTCCTCCAGGTTGAACTGCAACAGGTCCGCGATCTCCAGACGTTGCGGCTTCTGGCCACGCTTGTCCGCGTCGAGCAGCCAGTAGGCCAGGTTGCCGTCGTCATCCGTCATCGGCGTGAGGCGGTCCGGTCGGATGTACAGATACGACGCGGGGATGCCGTAGGCGTCCACCTGGTCTTTGTACCAGAACGATGGCCCGCAGATGCCCATGTGCCTCGAAGTCAGGCTCCACATGGCCCGGCGAGATAACCGCTGGCCTTCCGTGTTGGCCTGCGGGTTGCTCAGCAGCGTATAGGCTTCCTTCGCTCGCGGGTCCGCATACGTGTCGTCTATCGTCTCACCGTCCGGGTCCTCCAGGTGCCAGCCCACCTTGCCCTCGCCGCCGGGGATAGGTGAGCCCGCGATAGCGCCGGATATAACTCGCTCGGCTGCGCGTATCCAGGACACCTCACGCCAGAGCGTGGCCGACTGCGCCATCAGCTGCTGAGGGGAGCGCTTGAGTACGGTGTTCAGAGCGTACTCGGTGAGAAGCGGTCCCGCCCCAGGACCAACGGGACCGGCCTTGACGGGACCGGCGGGAGGAAGCGCCGTTTCCACGCGCCGCTGAGGGACTAGCAGACTCACGTCATGGTGCCCTCTCCGCGCTCCTCTACGGTTCGCCGGTCGATTACGGCTGCCAGGCTGAACGCCTCAGTTGCCAGAAAGAGTAGAGCCAGGGGAAGCCAGACGAGCCCGAACCCTACCGCGCCGGCTATCGTGCCGGAGAGGATCAGGCGGTCGAACTTGTCAAGCTTCATTCGGCCTTCTCGCTGTAGGAGTCAGCACCGAGCATATGAAACCCAAAAGGACGTTCCTCTTTGAACGCCACTCTTACCTCAGTGCGCACGGCGTGATGTATCTCCTTCGGCAGTTGAGCGCGGAGACGGGCCACATCACGCTCCAGCGCGGCGATACGAGCGGCGTGGCCGGTGCGCTTGGTCTTACTCACGTCAGCCTCGTTCCACAGTCCTTGCACCACGTGTAACCCGGAGGGTTGCCCCGGTGTCGGCACTGGCTCGGTAGCTTGTGAGTGTTCTGGTGGAAGCCTGTCGGCATCGGCCCGGAGTCGCCCAGGTCCGGCACTCCAGCCGGAGCGGAGCCCGGGAACATCTCGGACCAAAGGAGCGGCTGCTTGCTCACATCGATTGGATCAGGCATCTAAGCGATACCCCCTGCCGAAGACAGTGGCTGAGCGAACGGGTTTGCCCCAGGCCCAAAACTCATTACAGCATATCGTAGCGCATCGCAAGCGTCGTCACCAACCTCAATCGGACGTTCCTGCAAGCCGCCGCCTCGGGCGGGCATCCAGACGTAGCCCGGCATCTCGGAGAGCAGGCCGGAGCAGGCCGGGGCTACCGTTAGGCCGTGAGCGATGGCCTCGGTCACGGCGTTGATGCCCGGCAGCACATCGTTTGTCGCGGGCTGCATCGGTATCCCTGCTCGCTGGCATTGGAGGATGTGCTCCGGCTGGGACGGGTCCGCGTAGAACATCTCGACTTCATAGCGGTCGCGCAGCTCAATCAGGTACGGGATAACGTCGCCCACGGTCGCGCCGTGCTCGTAAACCTCCGCCAGGACTGAGAGCTTGCCCTCCGAAACCTGCCCGACGATCTCACACGCGAACGCATGGACGAAGCCCCAGTCAACGCCGGCATGGACGTGGCGGAACGGACCTTCGACGCTCCGTATCTGCGAGTCTGAGAGCGTCCAGATCACGCCCTCGGCGCCTACCCATAGACCTTTGCCGAGTCTCTGAGCGGCGGCGCTATCACCTAGTTGCGCCAAGCGTTCGAGGTAGTCGTCTCCGAGGAACTTGTTGTCGTGGATCGTGTACCACTCGCGGGCCGCAGTCGGCGGCGTGAAACGCATCTTGAGCCAGTGCTTCGGGGGTCCGGGGTTCGTCGCGGCCGCGAGCTGGTGCCACGGCATCCTTGGGTCCCTGAGTCGCCCTTGGAGCATGATCCAGTCGGACTCGGTGAGCTCCACCGCCTCGTCTACGAATCCACACGCGAGGTCCAATGAGCCCACCTTGCTTGGCGCGCCTGTGATCGGGTCCGGGTCCAATCCGAGGAAGTAGATGCGAGAGCCGTTGTAGAGCTCGACCCAATTCTCGGACTTGTTGCGCTTGGCGATCTTCGAGGGCTCGGCAACGTCGCGCCAAAACGTCCGCTCAGTCGTGGCAGGCAAAGACGCGGCGACCTTGCGGAACATCCCGAACTGCGCACCTGGGTACTTCCGGGCTAGGTACCAGACCTTCTCACACAGAACCCGCGACTTGCCGGCGCCCATCCAACCCGACGCGACAGCCTCAGCAGCATGGGAGTAAAAGAACCGCTCATGCGCCTCTGAGGCAAAGTCGGCCGGCTCGCCCATCTCACGGAGCCATCGGTGTAACTCAGGAGTCGGAAGCGATGCCAGCACGATCGGTTAGTTCCTTGCGAATGGCCGCCTGTAGCGCGGCCTTCTCTTCGTCGTTGAACCCATCGGTAATCGAGACGTGTTCAGTTCGCTCGGTCACTCCACCTCGCAGGAGTTGCGTCTTGTCGAAGGCTATGCCCAGCAAGATCGGCAGTTCCTCGGGCTCAAACTCCTTGATCCTAGTCACGATCTCGGACATTACGAGGTGTACTAGCACCGTGAAACCCTCGGTCATATCAACCTGAGTTTTAGCCCGGAATTCAGCAAACTGGGGCTGCTCTAGCCAGTAGCGGATAGTGGACTCGGGGATGCCTGTTTGCTCTGACGCGGCAGCAATGCTGGTAGTCTCGGCCGCCACTATAGCCGCAAGCTTCTCAGGCTTAGAGCGGCGCTTGTAGTGCCGCGGATGACCCGCCGCGGTGCCGGGGACCGCGTGCGACTCTACTCGGTGCGAGGTGGTCTGTCCGTTGGGAGCGGTCATGGCGTCATCCTACTCTCGCCAACGCTGCCCGTCGTCGCGCCACTTACCCGCTACGCCGCCGCACGTCTTGGCCGGGTCGCAGTGCCGCTCGACTCGTTGATCGAGCACGAGCGCCCAGAGAAGGACGAGGACATTCAGCACCACGATAGCGGCAGCGATCAGCAACACGAGCGTCATCTTTCTAACCTCCTGCAATCAATACCAACCGTGGGCGTCGCGGAACGCGGCGGCCTGACATAAGCCGCCGTACTTCGTCGTCGTATACCAGATCAGCCAGCGGATTTGCGTCTCGGGGTTCTCCTGCCAGTCCGCTCCGGCGGACGCCATGCGAGAACCCGGAAGGGCCTGAGGAAGTCCGTATGCTCCCGAGCCCTCGTGGTTCGAGGCGTATGGGTTCCAGTGGCTTTCGTGCCAGACGATGCCGTAGAGGCAGTTGTAGTCGCGCGGGCCGAGCAGCCGGAGCGCCCAGGCCTGAGCGTCCGCGACCGTCGGGACGTGCTCGACGTAGCGCCACGCGCTGCCGGGATGAGGGATAGTCAGTTGCAAACCTACATTCTGTGGGACGGCAACCGGCATAACTGCGAACGTGTGCGACGGCAACGGCTGCACAGTTGGCTCCGCAGTTGTCGCCTCGCCGATCGACTGTACCGGAGCCATCGCCGGAGCTGCTAGAGCCGATCCTGTGACTGTCACCCACAGGACGCCCAGCAGCAGGAGCCGTCTCAAGCAATCGTCCTGCTACAGCGCCGACAAATGCGCGTGAGGAAGGGGTTGAGCCGGTGCCAGCCACAGGCACACGGCTTGTGACCGAGCACGGCGCAGAGAAGTCGCACGACATACCTCCTAGTCTAGTCACGGTGGGTGCGTTGGCAACGGCTGCGCGGCGGCGTTTGCAGTTGGGGGTGCAAGTCTTCATTGTCTAGTCCAAATACAAGCAGTACTCAGCCGTGACGCGGCCCTTCACGGGGTCAACGAAACGTAGCGATTGAGAGGGACGCCCCACGGATGCGAGCTGTTGCTGCGCATAGGTGTTGTACGACTCCGTGGAGCCGTTGCAGCGAAACGTCACATGGTTGAGGGTCAGCCGAGTCGGCTGGTGCCAGTGCCCGCAGTCGATGTCCACGTCGCCGCCGGCGTTGAACCCCACCGCGAAGTCATCGATTGCGCCGAGCGCCCAGCCGCCGACGTGCTTCTGGATCGAGTACCACGGCATCCCCGCGGTTCCGCGAAACTCCTGCCCGTGAATGAGGAGGCTCCGATATTTGCCGATGGCTGCGACGTGATACCAGTTCGCCTCGCCTACCGGATCGGTCATGTGATGGACGATGCGCGGCTCGTCCTTGGTTAGTTCGGCGGCGAAGTGGTACAGGATGCGGTCGGCGTTCGTCTCGGGGTGCATCTCGCGTCTTTGCGATCCGCCGATGGCGCCATGGTTCCCGTCTACTTCCCATGCCGTGACTACACGAAATGTACTTGCGAGACTGCGCAAGAGGTTGACGTACAGCGCCGTGCCGGTAGCGAGTTGGCGGTACAGCGATGCGTCGATGCGATGAGCCTGGCCGGGGAAAACTAGTTCTCCTTCCAGGAGATCGCCAATCGTCAAACAGTGCAGTTCTTTGACGGGTCGGGACTTAGAGTGCAGGGCCACTATCTCTTTGACTTTCTGGGTCAATGCTTGGATGCGTTGGGCGCAGACCTCGGAGTCGTAAGTCGGCGTTTTCTTGCCGAGTTGCCAGTCCGACAGAACCAGCACGGCGACTTCCTCGTGGCCGCGACGATGATCGACCGCAGGCTTTGGAACGGGCGGAATGTCGATGCCCCGGAAGGCGTCAAGACTCGCACGGTAGACCGCCTCCACTAGATCGGTCTTGGTTGTCCTGGCCTTGTCGAGTGCCAGCAGGGTGTTATGGAGGGACTTGCGTAGCCCCTCGATCTCCGTAGCCGACTCGACGGCATCTCTCAGAGCTGGCATGGGGCACCACTACGCTTCTTTGTCCCGCAGCGTACTAGACCTGTAGCGTTGGTGCGCATTTGCATCCCCCCGCACGGTGACGACGCAGCACGGCAGGCTTGACGACGAACCCGTGAACGAGCCTGATTTGCTCGGCGAGTATGGTGGCCTCGATGTCCTCCGCGAGCAGTCCGTCCAGTTCAGCCCTGTCCTCCTTGGAGAGTTGCGCCCGGAGTAGAGCCACAGTACAGAACACCCGGACGGGCCTGTCAGCCGCGACTACGGCGTCTCTTAGCTTGCCCATTACGCCTCCTTGACCGGACAGGTTTGGAGCCCGCCCGAGTGGTGAAGTGCGGAGCAACATTCACAGTAGCGCACTCGCGCAATGCAGCCGTCCTTTCGGCAGGGTGGATCGGGCATCATGGGGAGCACCGTGCGGTACGTGAACGAGCCGCATGGCTGCTTACCCACTCGAAAATTGTCGTCGCTCACTTTGCGGTCCCGGTCACATCGCCTAGCATCCTCTGAGGCGGCAGGCTGCCTCGGTGGCCGATCTTGCCCTGATGATAGGGGACCAACGAGGGGATGATTCGATGCAGTTCCGCTGTCTGCCAGCGAGTGACCGCAACGCAGCCATTCGATAGCCCCTCCGACCGCTGGTGAGAGGGTGGTTTCGTCAGCATCGGGTAGGCGCGGAGTGATCTGTCGCTTCGGTCGGTCAATGCGCTCATGTCGCATCTCCTAGTCTAGTCACGGTGGGAGTCTACTCCTGCCAGGAGCCGCTCGATCCAAGTGAGCACGATGCCCGACTCCACCTGAGCCCCGGTGACTCTGAGCGTCCGGTATCCGGCGCATAGGGCTTCGGAGTCCTTCTCGCGGTCGTCTGTGTAGCCTTGACCGGATGTGTGGCCGCCCTTGTGCCATACCTGACCGTCTATCTCGACCAGGAGGTTACGGCCGACGTAGAAGTCTGACGTCCATCGGCGAGGCTTGCCTGTTGGGCTCGTGGGGAATGGGCGGCCGGCCTCTTTCAGGACTAGCGGCCAGGGATACTGGCGCTCGAACCCGATGCCCGCGGCTTTGAGCTGAAAGGCGAGAACTTCTTCGGAGTCTGAGCCGTTGAGTGCGGCGCGGTAGCGGGCTAGGTCGTTAATCACGCTATCCCAATCTGCTTGACGTTCTCACACATGTGCGGCCTCTTCTACGAGCCTAGCCTGTACGCTCGGCGCCAAACGCTCGAACCGGGCGCATTCGTCCGGGCAGCCAGTCCAGCGCCAGAACCCGCACAACGACTCCATGAGTACGTCCAGGTCGTAGGAGCACCATCCGCAGGTAACGTGATTGGTGCGGACGTTGAACGGCATACCGGGTTTGCGGGCCAGCCAGCATTTGCCGATGGCCGCTGCTACCGCGGCATCGCGAACCTCGAAGGATTGCGCGCCGGTTGGTTTGGGTAGGGTGGGGGCTCGCCAGCTCATTTGTGCGCCGCCTTGTACTCCGCCATCTGGCGGGCTATCTCGTCTTCGGAAAGTGGCTCTGGTTCGACGGGACGTAGGACTACCGGGGCGTGTTGGGCGGCCACTTTGGAGCGTTCGGCGTCACGCTCGGAGCGTTCGGTGTTTCGGTTCCAGAGGGCCAGGATGGACTTGGCGCGGCTGAGTAGGTTCTTGGTTCCCTCGAGGGACGCCGTGCCGATAGCCCGAGCCGTCGCCTCCTGGCCGTACTGGTCCGTCAGGTCGTCAAGGAACTTCAACGAGCCAGCCGAAACGTTCACCATGATGCTCTGGTATGCCTGTAGCGCGGGCTCTGGCACGGACGGCACGGACGGATAGGACGGATAGGACGGAACGGACGGAACGGGTAGAGCGTAACTAGAGCCGTCCTCTAGCTGTGCTAGAGCGTTGCTAGCCTTACGTTGTCCGCCTATCGAACCGGCCTTGCGCTTCTCCTCGCGGCGGCTGTAGGCGGGGCCGAACCAGTTATCCCAAACGTGTTCAGGAACCATACCTTGCGCGTCAAGAAGTCCCACGCTGGAAAGAATTGACGCGATGGTGTCGGCGTTAGCCACCCACATAGGAGCGGCCACTTCCGCACATACGCGCTCGCCTGATTTCCAGCTTTCCAGTAACGTCGCCAGGTAGATAACGACGGCCTGGCTCATAGTTCCAGGCTCGTTTAGCGTGCGCCAGAGTGCTCGGAACTTCACATCTTCCAGGGTGGAAGTCGATATATCGGCGATAGCGAAACCGTCGTCGCGGCTCATTGAAGGGGCCGTAGCAGTGCCGCAATCTCGAGCCCTTCCGCGTCGACGAGCTCCGCGGTTTCCGCGAAGGCCCGCTGTCGCGCCTCGATCTCATCCCATTCGGTCAGGGTATGGCGCACCTCGATTTCGGAATGACAGACACAACCGTAGGCGGCCAACAGGTCATCTTCGGATAGGTGTCGGGGTCGCAAGCTCAACCGTTTGAGCGCCGGCCTGCGTCCTACCATTGGGCGGGCCACGTCTATCTCACCGATCATCGGAAGGCTCGCAGTGATGGATACGGCCATTTGCGTCGCGCCATGCAGCCGTCCTGCGGATAACCCCGAACGTGGCCCAATAGACGAGGGCGCGGCATTGCTTACATGGCGCAGGGCCAAGTTGGACGATCACTCTGCGCTCCCTTCGATCTTGGCGAGGTAGTCGCGCATCCATTCGCGCTGTTCTTTGGTTGGGGGGCCAGGGGTCGTCGTTGTAGAACTGGCCGTATCGCTCGAACGCCATGTGCGGCAGGACGCCATCTAGCGCGGCGTAAACCCGCTCCACGCTCAATGCTTCGGCTACCGCCAGGCGTCCGGCCTCTTGCTCAATGGCGAGGATGGAGTCGAGACACCAGCACGGGCCATCCGGTAGATCGCCGGGCGAATGCAGATCGGCGCGGTGAGCGTCGAGATACTCGCGTCCCGCCTCAGTCTTTGGCGTGGTCACTTGGAGTCCTCCGAGAGCAGGGCGGACAGAGCCTCGGTCATCTCGACTTCGGAGATGCCGCGCTTGAACTCAGGCCCGTTACCGGCCCACGAGATGACGATGGGATGCTCTGGCCGTTCCGCCAATGAGCGCATCGCCTTCCAGAGCCGATCCGGGCTTACCGCCTCCTTGGCAACCTGAGTACGCCATTCGGTTGCGGCTTTGGAGGGGTCGGCAAGGAGGGCTGCCCACGGCTCGCAGGTGTCGCAGAAACCGTCGTCGCCGTGATCGTCCACGGCCGCCTGCAGTGCCTCCACTGTGGCTGCGTTGATGCTGCGCTGCTCGGCTAGTTGAGCGGAGAGGGCGGTGAGTGCCCCGGCTTCGATGGCGGCCAAAAGATCGTCAACCTCGTGGTTGAGGCCACGGCAGGGGCAATCGACCCTTCGGCACAAGAAGCTGACGGGGAAGTGATTGGCGATCAGATCGCCGCACGGGCAATAACCCTCCCGCAGGATGACGCGGGCTCTTGCGACGAGAGCGAGGTCCCATTTCTGTTCGGCGGGGGTTCGTTCTGTGGTCATCGGCCGTACTCGATGCGTCGGATGTGCTCGATCACGAGCGCAAGCTCGGCATGCGTGATGTCCTCGATCAGAGGCGAGTACACGAGATACCCGAGCAGCGCGCGCCCCTGTGTAGTGGACGGCAGTTCGTTGGCTCCGATGGCGCATTCGTGACAGCACGGGTACTGCGAAGCCGCACCATCCACGAGCGCCACAAGAGCAAGTAGGGCGTTGAGAACCGTCTTGGCGGCTTCGGCTCCGGCCGCGTTGAACCCGCTCGATCCGCGCTCATGCTCCAGGACAATCTCGGCGTAGTCGTCATCCTCGCCGGGAGGAGTTAGTACGGCCTGTTGAAGTGCTGCCAGCTTTTCAGATGCGCTCATGGTGTCTCCTCTGTCTCCGGGGATGGGGCGACGGACTCCACCGAATGGAGGAACGTTTCGATGGCCTTATCGATGTCCGGCTGGCACAGGGCCGACGGGTAATCGTTGTTGCAGGTCCGACACCATAGGAAGGCGTTGTACTCGGACCATTCGAGGCGTTCATCATTGGCACCACAGACGGGGCAAACGTATCCGAGTTCGCATGGGAAGTCGATGAACACGGCACCTTCAGGCAAGCCGTCCATCCGCATGCCCATGATCCGGGCGGCCTCTTTGTTCTTGGAAAAGTGGGCGCTCACTGTTCGGTCTCCTTGGCTACCGGAACGTAGCGAAGCTCGAAGTGCCAAGCGTCGGCGTGGTGCCAGTACATCCGATACCGGCCGTGGTTGATCGCCTCTTTCCCTAGCTTCACGTTTCGCTCTAGTCCAACGAGGGTGTACCGGTCCAGCCCCTCGCTGTCGGTGAACTGGTCTGCGATTGCCCGCGCCTCCTCCTCGGTTTTGGCTTCGACCCATATCTCCGGCTTATCCTCGGACTGATAGACCGGGGGCCAATCGTCGTAACTCACTTCTCCTCCTCTGGGGCTACCGGAACCGGATGGAACCGCTGACGATGCTGTTCGAGTTCCCACTCGCTTGGCAGGACGGTTGAGGGGATGCACTGGCGGCAATGCCAAGCCTGCCAAATGGGCTCTGGGATCCCGCCGCGGCCCTCGATGGTGGCGTGTAACCGGCGGAGTTCCTGTTGGAGGTATGCCTCGGGAGCGGTCGCGGCGATGAACCACAGGCCCTCATCCTCGGCTTGCTCGTCTACGAGAGCCTGTAGCGGCGCGAACAGTTCAACCACATCCGAGTCGAATGCAGCCTCGGCTTCGATGGCGAGGATGGCGTCAACCCATCGCTGCTCGGTCCACTTGCCGTGCAGTCCTCGGTAACTCAGCAACTCTCGTCCGGCTTGCGTCGTGGGTTCGGTCTCCTTGGCTACCGGCTCCATAGTGATCGTGTCTCCTGTTTTGCGAGTCATGCCAGCCCCATTTCTACGGCGACCGTCTGCCGTTCGGCGTTCGTCAGTAGGTTGATGTTCTTGCCGAACAGTTCCCGGCTCTTGACGTTCAGATCGGAGATGCCAATGGTGGCTCCGGCGGCTCGGCGCTGGAGTTCGGTGATGGTCATGTCTGCCGATGGGGTGGCCGTGGCAGTCAGGTCGGCCATGTCGGCGTCCGTGACGGTCGGCGGGGTGTTCGTCGGCGGTTCGGCCGCGCGGGGCCTGGCGGCCGTCTGAGCGGGGCGTGGGGCATCGTCGTGGGGCATCTCCTCGGCGGGTGTCGGTTCGTAGCCGGCCAGGGCCATGATCCACGAATACTGTGCCCGGAAGGCCCGCGAGATGGCGCGAGTGACGGCCATGCTGCGCCGGTTGTATTCCGGTCGGCTACTCCAAGGCTTGTCGTCCGGAGCTCCGCAAAGCGCCGACGCGCGGCCCACGATGGCGCCATCGGAGAGTCGGACCAGCACAGCCGTCGCAACATAGGAGCCATCGTCCTGCCGGGTTACGGACTCCTCTTGCGCAACGGTGTTGTCCATTCGGCCTATGGTCATCCACGCCTCAACGGTCGGATACTTGCGCCCGGAGATCATGGCGTATAGCTTGCGGTCGTCCACGATGCGCTTGAGGGTGGAGGCCAGTTTCGACGCCACGGCGATCATCCGCTCCGGGTCCACGTCGGACAGTCGCGCGGGCGGACCGGCCACGATGGGCGCCAGCCCCTTCTCGATAAACTCGCCTTCGATTGGATCAGTCATCGTCGTCTTCTCCCGTTGCTGTCATCTGGCAAGGTCCGCCATAGAGCGGGTTATATCGGCACCCGTCGCAGAACCGCCCGTTGACGGCCCCGCCGGGGAATGTCCAGTTCTGAGGTTCCTTCGCGGATCGGTTCAGCACATCATCTGCCCGCTGCGCTCGGACGTAGGCCGCGACTCGCTGGTATGCCCAGTCCCGCATGGCGTCGGTTACGAAGGTCGTGATCTCGCGCCAGAGCGGAGCCTTGAGCCGGACCCACACGAGGTAGCCGACTTCCGGCACGGGCTTGCCTGTTTCCTCCTCCACCATGAGGGCGTACAGGATCAGTTCGAGGGTTCGGGCCGTGTAGTGCATGCGCCGGGCGGTCTTCACGTCCTTGACCACGTTCGACGCGAGGATGATGTCGGGATGCCCGTCGATCTCTCCGAGGTCAAAGAACGGCACGTGGACGTGAGCCTGCGTTCGGCAGTACGCCCAATCGTCCCGGCTCAGCGGGGCTAGTTGCCGCTCCTCTCCCTTCTTCGGTTGGGGCTGCGAGTCATCGTCGCCGAAAGCTCGGACGGCTAGTTGCACTTCGTCCTGATCCACTTCGATGCCGTCGCGCTCCTGCGCCTCCGCGGCGGCGGTGTAGGCCCGTTCGTAGTCCAGCGGGATGCCGGCACGGGCGCATTCGATCAGGACTTCCACGCCCCGATCCACGCATGATCCGAAGGTCATGTTTGGGTTGGGGATGTACGGCATCGGATGGTGGAAACTGAACCACGCCCGCTGCTGGCAGATGTCGAAGTCGATCAGCGCCGACTTGCTCAAGCCGGTGCGCTTATCGAGGTCCGGCCTCACTTCGCAGCCTCCAACGCCGCAAGGTAAGCGGCACTCGTGACAGCTCGGGGGATGCCGTAGTTCTCTACCTTGCCGACGTACTCGTCCTCCCATGCGTATCTATGCCACTGGTCCCTGCTAAGTCCGATCATGCCTCGCCTCCTGGCTGGACCCAATTCCGTGCCAACGCGAACGCGTCTCCCCCGCCCGGTCCGGTGGCGTCCAGCGCCTCAGAGATACGGTAGTCGCGCACCGCCGCGACTTCGACGGGACTGAGCATCCGCGGCTTGCGGGCTGTCCGTAGGCGGCGGTATCGCTCGTCGCGTGCGTGCCAGAGCGCGAGGAGATCGTCAACGGTCATGGTCGCGCTCCGGCCCGAAAGTAGAAGTCCTCAGCGGACTCATCCAGCCGACCCTCGCTCGCCAGCCGGGCCTCCAGGTGGGTGAAGTACATGTACCGCTCCCAGAGTTGCGCTTGCGTCATGCGGCGACCTTCGGCTTTCGGACGCGCTTCGGCTTGGCGACCGGCTCAACGAGGCCCAGCTCCACGAGGTCAAGCTCCTTGATGACAGTGCACTTCCTCACCCGGAACTTCCCTCCGAGCGGGATGGCGGCGATATCGGCGGCGGTGAATTCCACGAGCATGATGCGGTGGCCTTCGGTCCATTCGCGCATGGCCCACGGCAGGGTCGCGAGGTTGATCCCCCGTCCGCAGTCGTGCGTGGCGTCTGTATCGGCGTCCGCCTCGGTGAGAGTGGTGCCGACGGTGTAGTACAGCGGGCCGTAGCCCATCGGGCTGCCGTAGTCGCCCCGGACGAGTTTGTAGGCACGAATGGCGCCCGGCTGGTCGAGCAGCATGAGCAGGTCGTTGTGGCGGCGTGGGTCTATACCGTCGGCCCCGGAGAGGTTGGCCCTGGTGAGGTAGGCCCCGGTGAGGTTGGCCCTGGAGAGGTTGGCCCCGGTGAGGTCGGCCCTGGAGAGGTAGGCCCCGGTGAGGTAGGCCCTGGAGAGGTTGGCCCTGGAGAGGTTGGCCCCGGTGAGGTCGGCCCTGGAGAGGTTGGCCCTGGAGAGGTTGGCCCCGGAGAGGTTGGCCCCGGAGAGGTAGGCCCCGGTGAGGTTGGCCCCGGAGAGGTCGGCCCCGGAGAGGTTGGCCCCGTAGAGGTTGGCCCTGTAGAGGTAGGCCCCGGAGAGGTTGGCCCCGGAGAGGTTGGCCCCGTAGAGGTTGGCCCTGGTGAGGTAGGCCCCGTTACCCACCGCCTCCACGAGAGCCGCGCGCACATCCGCCGCGCTCTCCGCGACGTAGAGATCGGCCCCGCCGATGGACTTGATCGTGATTGCCACTTCCGCCCCTTTCATGCGTATGAACTCCTCTCGAACCAGTCTCCCTCCCACTCACGGCGGGCACGTTCGCGCATCTCGTCCAGCCGACCCTCGCTCGCCAGCCGGGCCTCCAGGTGGGTGAAGTACATGTACCGCTCCCAGAGTTGCGCTTGCGTCATGCGGCGACCTTCGGCTTTCGGACGCGCTTCGGCTTGGCGACCGG